GCATACGCTCAAAGGTTTTGACAGCGGGAGCTTCAGCCACCAGCGCAGATGCGTAGTTGTTGTTCGATGCGTCTGTAGACATCATGGTTTCGGTAATGCCAAACCGGGCAGCAATAGCCCGAAGATTGGCCGAAAGTGTTTCGACCAAATCAGCAGCACCGATGTTCATCGCAGGAAAATCGTATTCGACATTTCCCGTGCTGGTCAGAATAGAACCATAGCCCATGTGGTTAATGGTCGTTGCACGATTCTGAACCGGATCGGTCACGGTGTAATCGGCAGCGGTTTGAGTCAATGCGCTGATCGCTTCGGGTGGTGAATCATTCACCTTTCGGATCACCGCAATTTTGCTTCGTGCTTTTGCTACGGCAATCATCGACTGCAATACATCCTCGGCAGCCCGAAGGTTCGATTCGACAGCGTAAACGGTGGGCAAGCCACGCTTGCTGTTCGACTCTGAATTGATCTTCAAGTGAAGAATTTGATCGGCTGGCACCAGCGTTGGCGTGAGGTTTTCCCACGGTTTTTCGATTACCCAATACCCAACCACATGATGAATATCCTCGTCAGCGCATTTGATGCCGAACGAGCTTGCTGGCGTTGTGTCATCCGCTGGTGGGCGAACAAGCTCAGGCTCGATGAATCGAATCCGCAACAGCCCATCTTCGCCCTTAAATGACCGAAGGAAACATTCCCCATCGGAATGCAACCTGTACATCACTTCGCTTTCAAGCTCAGCCATGCGATTGTGTTCAACGAACAAATCAACCAAGTCCTGAGTGCGTGAAATCAGTTCGTTATTGGCTTTGTCCGTTCGTGCCTGAACGGTGTATTGGAACCCGGTGCCAACTACATAATTTCGGTGGGCATTGATGGCAGCGATAGCGAATTCATTGTTTCGGCAAATCTGCCGGGAGCGGTCCCTAATGATCTTGAGTTGCCACCAGTTGATGTACAAAGGCAGCAATTCACCCGCCATCCGGTTATCCCGGCGGGTCAAATACTGCTGCGGAACCCCGTCCATGAACCCATACGGGCCAGCTTCAGCGAACAAATCACGGCTGTCTAAATAGGGAAAATACGGCAGGGACGCATACAGGTCCATTGCCTCATGGATTCGTTTCGGGCCGGATGCGTTATTGCTGCTCATATTTTCCCCCTACCCGAATAAATGACTTCAAACCCGTCCCGTAATTTGTTCAGTCCATCCTTCGTTGTTACGAAGCAAGCAAGCCAAGTTGAACGCATCAGCCAGATCGGGACTGGCTTTTAACCTTCTTTTGGTCATAGCCTTTGCTTCTACCATACGCCTTTGTAGCGTATCGAGTGTAAATATGGGTTGCCTCAATTCCAGCAACAGCGATTGTTTAATGTCATCTGGCAGGCGGGCAATCGACAAACTTTCAGCGTCTGCAAGGTCAGCAGATGAGAACCAAAGCTCGGAACGCAGGTTCGGGAAATCGCCTTCCCATCGGGATTTGAATGCAGAATTGATTTCCACAAAATTGTAACGGTCTGACGCTTTTCCTTTCATATCCACCAACCCAGCACCCAACCCAGCAGCATCAATCAGCACGGGAATTTGTCTGGCTGGCTGGCCTTTGATGGCGTATTCAGCGCACAACTCCTTGAGCCGATCAGCGGTCTGATTCAAGCTCCAACCACGATGCGATTCCATGTGAACAATGCACATACCCTTGCGAACAGCAATAGCCGTTCGATCGTCACCAAACCGGGCTGGATCGCAACCAATCTGGACAAGCCATTCCGGGTTAAGCGGAATGGGTTGCTGAATGAATTCCAATGCCCGATCAGACCAAACCGAAGCAACAGAGCGGGATGGCCAGCGACCTAAAATCTGAGTTTCAAACAGCGGGGATTCCGCTTCGAAATATTTGCCTTCCCACAAAAATGCGGTTGGGGGCAATTGCTCATCCGCTTCGATTCGTCTGCATTCGTTGTAGACACGGGAGGATACGGTAGCCCGTGTGATCGCACCGGGAATGACCTCAGTACCGCTTTTCACATTCGGGTGTTCTAATGCGCTCATTTCGATGACTGTGTGCTTGCCCGATTGTTCTGCAAGATACGCTGGGCACGATTGGTCGTATGGGTTGTAAATGGCCAGAAAATAATGCCCGGGTCTTCCAAGTTCAACCATCGTTTCGGCACGATCCCAAAACGAAACATCAACGCCAGCAGCTTCATCGAACACGATCATGATGTTGGGCATATGCGCTCCTTGAAACGCATCGCCCTTGCTGGCCGTGAACCCATGCACCCAATGGTCCGGGGAAGATTCAAGCCGGGTGGCTTTTGGAAGAAAATTCTCATCATCATGCTTGATGCGCCGTAATTCTCGAAACAACAGGTCTTTCACCTGACGAGCAACCGGGGCAGTTGCCAAACAAATCGACGGATCAAAACGGTCATAGAACCAGCTGCAAGCAACAGCGGTGATGAAGGTTTTCCCAACATTGTGGGCAGCACGAACCAGCACCGAATAAGGTGGCGTGACCAATGCCCGAAGGATTTGTTTCTGTTGCTCTGTCAGCAACCATCCACGGGATTCAGCGTATTCAACCGGACAGTCAGGCGTTTGGTTTTCCGCTTCCCAGTACCTTGCCCTTAGCTTTTTTAGTTCGATCAATTCTTCCATACAATTCATTTTTGAAAGCCTCCAACTCCCGCCTTAATTCCTCCATTTCCCAGCGTTCTGAATACCCACGAGATCGTCCAATCGTTTTCAGCAAAAAGCAAACAGCCCAGCCCTCACCTTGAACAACTGCCCGATTCAGGGCTGATTCAGCGTTGTCGATGCTGCCTTCTCGCTGGTCATCCAGAATGGCTTTGAGCATCGGGGTCTTGTGAATCTTCCTCGACAACCATCCCCGTTCGCATTTCAGAGATCGGGCAGTCAGCGAAATATTGCCCATGCTGGCTTTCAACGCCGTAGCAATCTTCTCCACATTGGCTTTCACTCCATTCATTCAGAACCCCTTTTCTTGTGTGCCATTTGGTCATTAGCGGGTTATTAACCAATAAATGCCCATCTCATCGCCTGACCATTCGATCTGTCGTATAAACGCAAAATCTGGGCAGCAGAACCCGAGCAAGGTTTTCTGCCAGATTCCCAATGGGAAACGATCTGCCCAGTAGAATAACCTAAGTGCCTCGCAATGTCACGCTGGGATAGGCCAAGCTTGGCCCGAATCCGTCTGACTTCGCTGGCTGGCAACGGCTCCAAAACCGGATTGGGATTCGATGGCATGAAATCATCCTTGTGTGAAAAATGCGGAATCCCCGGGGTTGAATCCGGGGATGCCGAAACCAAAGAAGGCAAACTCTATATCGTGCTTCAATGTTCAACCTGCACGGAACCTTGGGAGTTTGACGGGCAAACTTTTACCACGGCAAAGACTTGGATGGTTGAAACAACGGGCGACTGACATCGGCCCGTTTCTCCAATTTGCTGAACGATCGCTTCCAGCCGGTCTTGCCGTTCGTCCATGTGGTGATCGAACCATCGGAAACAATCTTGGGATCGCCCAGATCGACCAAGCCGGGAACAGGCAGCGAACTGAGATAATGCCCATCCGCATTATGGTAAACGGATAGCGGGTTACCCTGACGAACCGCAACCAGCTGGGATTTCCACAAGCCCAAAACCACAAGCGGTGCGTATCGTTCAGGCTGGCAGGTTTTCAGCATCCAATTCGCCCGTTCTGCTGGCTTGTTCGACGGGGCATCCGTCCACGCAATCGCCAGCATTTCGGAATCACAATCGGAAAGCGGTTGGGTCGAGAACGAATCCTTGATGGAATAATACTCAGGCAGAACCCCGTTGTGAACCATCCATCCACCATCGCATGGGTGCGGATGGTTGTTAGCGTTGATCTTTTCGGTTCCTTGGGTGGTGAACCGAAGGTGACCAATCAAGGCAACAGCGTCCTCAACCAATGCGCCCAGAACAGCAGGCTTGATTCGGCCTGACTGCTTGTGTGAACGCAATCGGCCTTGAGAATCAATCCAAGAAACTCCCCAAGCATGACCACCCCTGCGGGCATCGTTGTAAATCGCTATTTCGCAAAGCGCATCAACATTCGGGCCGAAACGGTTCTCGGGGCCAGCAACAAAACCAAATACTCCACACATAGCTCAGACTCCTATCGAAAACCCAAGAAATGGGGGAGCAACACGCTCCCCCCTGAAGATCGAGAATCAAACCCCAGCCATCTCCATGTCGAACTCCTTGGCTGTGGCCAGCATGGCCTTCCGGGCAGCCTTGGGATTGTTCTCGGTGGAGGATTCGATCCAGCCGAAGTCAACCCCGTCCTTGGTGCGCTGTGCGCTCTTGCTGGTGGCGAAACCCCAGCGCAGGCGAAGCAGCAGGTAGCGGACATGGTCAAGGCCGGTATCGGTGGGCTTGTGCAGCTTGCTGGTGAACTTTACGCTGCGCTTCAGGGTGGTGGCGACCTGAACCATGCCGAGGCAAACCCGGATGTAGCCCAGAACCACTTCGGTGCGGAAGGTGGCAGCGAAGGCCCGGAATTCGACTGCGGGACGGCGACCGGTGAGCAGGTTGGTCAGGTTCAGCGTCTGGTAGCGTGAGCGACCGGCAACAGTCGTGGTGTTGGAGCGGTTCGATTCGTAGGCGTTGCGAATTTCGTCATTGGCGTGGATTGCGCTGCAATAGTGGTTATTGCTACGGGCCTTGCCCTTGCGACCGCTGATAGCGAACAGGGCTTTCTCATACTGGGCAACCAGACCAACCAGTTTCTCAGCGGTCTTGTTGTCGGCACCGACATGAACATGGATACCGCAAGACTCGTTGCAGCCAGCACCCATATCCCTGAGCCATTGCAGAACCAGTTCGACCTGACGAATACCGTCAGCACCCATCAGCACGGGAGAGACGATCTCGATGCCCTGCTTGCCGTAGGGCGCACGAATCGAGGAATCGTGCTGAGCGTTCCAGCCTTGGGGCAGGCAGTTGACCTGAAGACCGTTGTGGTAGCCACCGATGCGGATACCAGCGTTGCGAAGATTCTGCTCTGGGATGTAGCACTCGATCTCGATGCCGAAGGTCAGGTTGGAAGCGTTGGTGGTGTTCATCGGTCTGCGTCCTTTGTTTTTCGTAGTCGTCATTGACTACACTCTCAATATCGTCTACGGGTTGACCCAAGACAACCCCAGTTCACGGTTTTATGGAAAATATTTTTGGAATTAATCAAAAACCACTATGAAACATAGTGTTTTCCGATCGAAAAATTTTTTGGAAAAAGCGAAAAATTAGTTCCAGAAATAGAAAATAGCGTCTTGCCAAGCTGGCCACAGATCGGAATTGAATACGGTTTTGGGAACAGAATGATTCTTGAACGAATTCAGGAACGGCTCGATACGCTTTCTGGCTATCTTCGTGTCTTTGTTGAATCGAAAATGGTATTCGATCACCAATGAATTCAAACCGCTTGTTTCTATTCCGGCATCCAGCAATTCAAATTCACCGCCCTCAATATCAATCTTGATTCCGTTTGGCTGGAATTTCTGAATGGCTTCATTGATCGAAACATTGCGGACAAGCCTGTTTAATTTCGCATGGTGCAATGATGACCTTGCAGGTGTCTTTTCATTGAATCCTATTTTGCTCGATCCTTCTCCGGTGCTTTTGATGAACCCTGTGAAAACCTTTGAAGCGCAACGGTTCGATTGAAGATTGTGATTGGCAATCTGGGCATTCTCCTCGCAGGCTTCAAACCCAAATACTTTTGCGCCTTTGCATTTTTCCGCCCAAATAGCGAAAGCCCCTATGTTGGCTCCACAATCAATCCAAACCTCACCCGGTTTGATTGAAAATCCAAGTCTTGGTTTCTGATAGGCGTTTTTCGTGAAAATTTCTTTGCAAACTGCCAAGTCTGCATCATTGCGAACAAGAAAGCTCAAATCATTTATTTGAACAACTTTCATTGGGATCGGCCTTTTTTCTTGCTTTCAACTTCCGTTCTCTTGATTCTCATCCTTGCGATTTCATCATTGATCTCAAGGCATTGCCACATACCCTTGAGCGAATAATAAACCACAGAAAACCTTCGGCCTGAAGGATGATCTTTGGTTATCGGTGTTACTCCATGCAACAAGCCTTGCCCATCGAAAAGAATGATAGACTTATCTGAACACTCGAAGACCGTATCAATTTCAGGACAAGCCAAATAGCCACCTGAAATATGTTTTTTCAAAACAATCATGCCAGACCAAACGCCAACATAATTTCCCGTGTCATAGTGGTATCTGAGCGGATTGCAATCGTTGGCGATACCACTTGTAAATACGGTCTCGTTCATTCGCCAGTTGTTTTGGAGTTTTTCCTGACTCATTGAAAGATGTTTGGAATAAAGATCGGGGTTTTCCTTGCGGTAAAATTCCTCGATCAATGCCGAAGCATCACAAATTGCAGCATGATTTTTCGGGTCTTCAGATGCAAGAGTTGTTGATCTGCAAGTGTGATTGCGAAGTGGATTTCTTGGAGCGTATCCAAAAATCCTGCTAGTAGTGACCATGCCACTTGTTCTGGTGCTTTTGCTGTACTCGATTTCTGTCAAAGATTTTCGCAGCTTATCCAGCCGGGCATCCTCAAGCCCAGCCAGATAAACCACGGCCAATTTATTATCAATGAACAGTTTGCAACTGTCTTTTATGAACTTGGAGCAATCTTCGGTTTTCGCTGACCTGTTTTTGAACAGGCGCAAATCAAGATCATTCCTCTTGGCGTGTATTGACTTGATATCCATTGGTGTGGAGCAAATGCAATACCGCATCGGTATTGCTGCTCAATCCCTCCTTTTCACAAATTTCAGCCAAGGCTTCAACTACCAAATCATACTGCTTTGTATCGAAAACCAACATGATTTGGCGAACGGATGATTCCAAATACTCTTCTTCGCTTTTTTGTTCTCTATCAGATTCGGTCTCGATGGTTTCCTTGGTTTGGCCATCGCCCTTGAAAATACAGCCCGCCTCCTCGGCAATCTGGGTAAGCATATTCGCTACAGCTTCATTCGATGTTTGAACATCACGAAGCAGCGCATCCAATGCTATCGCATCAGCGTTGGCCATTGTGCTGACTGGATCGAAAGTCAAAAGAATCTTGTGCGCTTCATCCTCATCAACATCCAGAACCAGCACAGGGATTTCTGAATCGGTAGCCGTTTCTGTTCTCAGATGCCCGTCAATCAACATCAAACCATTGGGAGTTTCCCGGGCAAGAACTGCCCCGGCAAAACCGATTTCAGCAAGCAATCCTTTCAGCGCATCTTTTTGGGCTTTCGGATGAGTGCGCCAGTTTCTCGGATTTGGCAAAATCTCGCTGGCTTTGACACGCCGAAATTCCTTGATGCGGTCCCGAATCTTCATTCGTTATCCTCAAATTCACCTTCATCAAATTTCTGCCAATACTCCCGGTCATCATCATCTTCTTGTTCCATCCGGGCAATATTCAACACGATATTAGCCAGCTGGGTTGAAGCATTCAATTGCTGGTCAACATCGCCATGTTCGACGATTTGGTTCAAGCAAGCCATCGAATTGTTCAAATAACGGCGCATCAAAGTTTCGGAAACATAGATTCCCATGTCATCCTCCCTTGACCATATCGTCCGTCATTGGCCTGACATTTTGCGGTTGATCGGTATTAGCCAATGCCCCTTCGATCAACAACAGTCTAAGCGCATCAACCGATTCCGCATGAAACAAAATCGCTGCGATGTTGGCCCGTTGATAATTGCCTTCGAAATAAGCGCAATGCGCTTCGTTCAACCAATCGGTTGTGCCGACATCCGCATTGGCATGGTACGGCATATTGCCGGGTTGCTGCTGCGCTTCTGACATTAGTGCGACCTCTGCGCCCTTTTCTTGCTGATCTTGTGAGGACTCTTGGGATTCCTTTGCAGGTATCGACCTTTGGCCCTCATTCTTTTTCCGATCTTCGCACGATTGCTGTACGAACGCAACGCCTTGCTGCCACCATAACCCCACCAATAAAACCTGCCTTTTGAGGGGGCAAACAGCATATCGTTCATCACCTTCCGGGGAACATTCGGATAGGTGTATCGACCTTCAGAATTGTTTTTGCTTGCACCTTGAGTGACCATCGTTAGGTCACCTTTTTGAAACAAGTAGTCCCGCATACCGACATTGCTGCCCAATCGACTACCAAGAGGCTGGGAAACAATCTGCGCCCTGCCACCCAATGGCCGGAAATTCAAACCAGCAATCCAACTTGAGCTTACTGCGACATCCAGACCGTCAGAATATTCTGGCGCAATTCCCCCGGGTACTGCTGGCATCGAAACCGATTTGCGGGCAGATGGACCCGCATACGGTTGCGCTCTAGATGGAGCAATAGGTTTCGGGGGGATGCCTTTGCTCGGCATTGGTGGTTGATACGGCTTGACCACCGGAGCTTTAGGCTGAAATCCAGCCTTGCCCGGCTGGCTCAAACGAACCATTCGTTGGCCAAGTCTTTGAAGTGCTTTGCCAGCTGAAATGAGAAAATTTCCATCCCCACGGACATAGCCCGTGAAGATGGATTTCAGAAAGCCAAAAAACGATTTGGCAGTTGGCAACGCCATGTCAGATTATCTGGTAAGCAAGGTGGCCTGAAACTTGAATCGCTGCTGATAGATTCAAAATCAATGCCTCACCCGGAGCGGTTTCAAACAAGCCGATATGACCTGAAGGAGATTGGCCCGTTCCAGATGGCGCAGCACCACCGTTGGTTGCCAATGCCATCGCACCGGATATGGCGGTTGATGCTGATTTCCAGCGAATAGAAACATCGCCGGACGCTATTGTGGTGTAATTGATTACCCGGATTTTCCTGTTTGGAACAGCGGTAACAATCGTGTTATCACCGCTGGTTGCCGTGTCGATCTTTGCAAATGGCATAATGTGGCCCTCCTACTGAATAATTGACACCGTAGCATATGCTTCGCTTGCTGATGAATCATTCAACCGGATTGTGACCTGCCGAACAAACTGGGCGCAATCGTCTTCGATCCAACCACGATTCACCAAATAATCCAGTATCGGTTTAACGCAGTTGTCCAAATCTCTATTTGCCCTCCAGCCCTTCCCCGGCGTGATGACAATTTCAACTTTGACCGGGCGACGGACCTGCCGAATTTTGCATTCTTGAAATGCAACAACCCGATCCGCATGGCTGAGCCAAGTGGTATATTTGCCGGATTTGTAAACCCTTCCCCGTGCAGCCCTCCAGATATGATTGGTGCTTGGTGGAATAGGTAGATCAAATTGGGCACATAGATGGCGCAATGGTTAATCCCCGACAGACATGGTCACCGGATAACCGTAGCGAATCGAAAAGACAGACCAATGGGCCGTGAATGAATAACAATATTTTTTCTTAGCCCATTCCCAAATAAATATTTCTTGGCTCGGCATGATTCACCATGAAATGTGTTCACGATCATACGCATCCAACGCCACCTGAAGTTCATCGTTCTGCTTCTTCAGGGCTTTGTTTTCTGTTTTTAATTGATTCAATTCTGAAATCAATCGCTCGTATTCTTCGTTTGAAAGAATAACTGTCATCATGATTCAGCCCCCAGAATCAATAACGACAACAGGCGTACCAAAGGCCATTTGCGCCTTGGGCAATCCCTACTTCACGGGGTTGCATTTGGCGACGGTAGCAGCAATTCATTTCAGCAGCATACGGGCTGTTCCCGCATCCAACGCCTTCGTATCCACGATTGCCACCGAAATGCCCGATGCGAAGGATGGATGCCATGTGATTGGCAACACCCTGAGCGGTTGAAGTGAAACCAGAAACGACAACGGTTGATTGCCCAGCCTGAGCAACGCCGTTGCCGTTCTGGTTTTGTCGGGAACGAAACAAGCCAAATGGCCCAGCGAATGTCGAACCTGAAACAACAGCCATCAATGCAACAGCCATCAGATTACGCATTAGATTCACCTTGAAGAAGAATCGGGCGACACCACCCGATTCTGAGAAATGTTCCCGGTGTCGGGCTGGGGTCACTTGGATTTCTTGGCAGCAGATTCAACCGGAACGATGGTGACTTTCTCGCCAACCTTCTTGTAAACCGATTCGGTCTTGATTACGGCAGGGGTTTCCTTGGTTGCCGTGATCGTGTTGCAGGCAGCACATTCAGCTTTTGCAGCACGGCGATTATGCCACCGGCCAAACAGCCCGCCATTATCACCAGCAGAGCAAGCGGAAACAAAGCCAATCGCCAGCAGAAATGCAAACAAACTTTTCATGTGAACCTCCATGTCAGTTTCGAAACCGTCCCAAACATAACCTTTCAACTGGCCCGTTGCAACATCGACCTTCGCATTTCATCCTTGGCAAGATTGAATATCTGCCGGATGCGTTCCTTCTTTAATTTGTAGCGTTTCTCCATTGTCTTAAATGATTCACCTTTCAAATGGGAAATCACGATGCCCCTCCATCTGGTACGCAACTTGGAAATGGCGTTGTGCAAATCCTCCATTTCCTCCACCCATTCGAAGCTTTTATCCTCACGGCCCAATTCTTCACGCTCCCAATCTAATTCGCTGTCGAAGCTGGAAATTTTCAACGGAAAAAATTTAATTCCAAAACCACGCTTGATTGATTTGGTTTCCCAAAACAAATCAGAGCGTTTGAAATGAAACGCACGGGATATGTAAGCGGACAGTTTTCCTGTGCCTTTAGGATTCCATTTGGCAACAGCGGTACAAAGCGATTCGGAATATTCTCCGACCAATTCGTCGTACTCAAATTGCCTTGGCTGTTTTCTGTTGCGGATGAACCAATGAACAAACTTGTAATTTTGTTCAACCAACTTTTGTTTTTTCTTGGACAGAATCATCTAACCCTACCTCCAATTTTCGCCATGACTTCTTGTAATTTCTGCTGAACATTTTCGTTGGCAGACGAAACAGTTTTCAGCTTGTCCAGTTCACGCTGCGCTTTGTGAATCTCGTCCCGGGCAGCAAGCTGCTCACGGAAAGCGGAATTCCTGCGAAGGTATTCGTTGTAGTCCATCGGGAACTGCCCTTCACGAACCAATTCCTTTTGCCATCGTGCAGCGACTGCTGCCTTGATCGCTTGACCCTTCCCGCATGAACAGCAAACCGCTTGGGTGTAATACACGCCCATATCGGTATGCCAGCGACCCTCACGCACATGATCCAAATGAGGCAAACCAACCACCCACCCTGTGGAATCACAGGTGGCGCATCGAACAGCTTCAAACTGTCTTTTGCGAACCTCCCTCAATTCACGAGCCGAAGCGATTAGTTCCTCACGAATTGCCTGAAGATGCTGTGGCGCAAACTGTGGCAGAACAGCCCGTCTTGCGATACGATAAACAGCATCAACCAGCTGCTCGTCATTCCATCCTTCAGCGTGGAATAACCGGGTCCAAATCGCATAGGTTTCCCACCAGCGTTCAGACGGTGTGGAAAACAATCGGGCATGAACTTCTTGCCACAACGGAACCATGTGCTGCAAATTGCTCATTTTGACGCCTCCCCGTTAATGCCGTCTATTTTCGCATTAGACGAACGATCTTCTAAACTTGACGGATTCCCCAACCCAAGGGTAGATCTCCCGCCATTCGCCAAATTTGACGGCAAAGAATCGAAGGCAGCGGGGTTTGGTCGAATTGAACGGCGCATGGATGCCAAAATCGGGTCATCCTCGGGTATCTGCCCGACCCTGCCGATGATCTCCCGTTTTTCGGCAAGCGTCTCGAACGATCCGGGCCGATTTTGATTTCCCGGTCGAGGACGATCCGAAGCTCGGGCAAGCCAGCTGTTCAGGAACCGGGGCATTCCCCGGGCTGTTTTTTTCACGGTTTGCGCTTTCACCCAAGCCAACGCCCGTTTGCATTCCCACAAAACATCCAGCCCGGGATACGCTGCTATCCAATCATCCACTTGGGATTGCACAAGATTCCAAGAATGCGGATTGCCGTTGGTGGGGTAGGTCAAGACAGGTGGCGTGTCCCCGTCTCGGGGGCACGGCACAATACCTTCGGTTTGGTTAGGTTTGGTTAGGTTAGGTTTGGTTAGGTTAGGTGGCACGGTGCTATAGCACGGTGCTATAGCAGGCTGCTCAGGGAAGGGTGCTACAGCAGGCGACTGAATTGCAAACTTTTTGCCGTGTTTGGCCATTGCGCCTTTCACGAACCGGGGGCAATGTTCTGCCCAATCGTGAATAACCAGACGGTTCACAGGACACAAATCGAGCCATCCGCAGTCAACCAAACTCTGTACTAATTCGTCTGGGCTTCCAGCCCATTCGATTTCAGCAGCTATATCTTCATTGCTCATTCGGCCTATTGCGCCGTCTTGGCAACTGGCTGATCCAATGTGCCAAATAGTTTCCAAAACGCCGACAACCGCATAATGGGGCACTCCCAATCTGCGTTTCAGCTTCTTGAATTTGCTTTT